GATTTAATCCATGCCTCAAACAACGCATATAGTAGAATAATCAAGAAGGAACTTATTCATCCAAAAGATGACATAGTTTCTATGCAAATGCAGCGAGCAGTGCGTAAAAATAGCGGAGAATCCTGGAGGATTGCCCGTAAAGACAGCGGAACTGAAATTGATGCAGCAATAGCAACAGTATTGGCTATCTGGTTTGTGGAAACACAAGCAAAACCACAGCAGATGGTCTTTTAAAAGGAGACACAATGGGACTTAGAGAAAGATTTGTTAGCAGACTTGGATATGAGGTCGCACAAGAAGCATCATTTGTTCCTGATACTGAAAATCGTGGAGTAGCAAATACTGCACCAACAAGAGAAACAATAGCCGTAACACCAACTACTGCTCTTAGCCTTGTTGCTGTTTCAAGATGTACTTCAGTATTAGAAACTGCCATGATGCAAATCCCTGTAAAAGTTTACAGAGGAAATACAGAAGTGCCATCACCACTATGGCTTGAGACACCAGATATTGAAAATCAAATTTCTCAGGCTGAATGGCTTGGCGCAACACTTATTAATATGGCAACTTATGGAAATGCTTATTGGTTTGTTAAGCGTGGAGCAAGAGGTATTGTAAATATTACAAACCTTCATCCACAAGATGTAAGCATATCAACTGATAACACAGGTAAGATTATTTATCAGTATGGTGGAAAAAATTATTCTTCACAAGATATCAAACAACTAAAACTATGGACTAATCCATCATCATCATCCCTTCTTGGCGAGGGACCATTACAGCGTCACAAATCAGTATTGCGTTCAGCACTAGATTTACATAATTATGCTGACAACTGGTTTAAGACTGCTGCAGTACCAACAGGTACATTAACAACATCAGAATTTCTTTCTGCAGATATAGCAAAGCAAAATAAAGATGCTTTTGTTGCTTCTCAGCAAGAAAGAAGTATTGCTGTTCTCTCATCTGGACTCAAGTATGACACAATCGCACTTAATCCTGAAGAGGCTCAGTTCCTAGAGAACCAGAAGTACATTACTCGTCAAATTGCTATGATGTTTGGCGTTCCAACAATGTACCTAGGCATGGGAATTGAAGGACAGGGTATGACATATGTCAACGGTAACGAAGACAGAACAAAGTTATTTGAAGATGGATTACAGCAATATATTGTTCGTATCCAGCAAGCAATTACAGATCTTCTTCCAAGAGGACAGTATGCAGAATTCAATTTGACTGAGTTCCTTCGTCCAAACCAGAAGACAAGATATGAATCATACGCAATTGGATTGAATAATAATTTCTTGACTATTCCTGAAGTTCGTGAAATGGAAGGAATGCCAGATATGAGTTCAACACCACAAGACCAAGCCCCAGTTGACAATCAACCTATGGCTTAAAATGGAGTAATGACTATGACAGATATGATTACCCGTTCATTTGAGATTAGAACAACAGATGCTGAGCAACGCACAGTTGAAGGTATTGCTGTTCCTTACAATGACACAATTGATATTGGCGGAGGATGGTCAGAGCGTTTTGAAAAAGGCGCAGTTGATCTAACTGCTGATGTTAAATTATTCCGTGACCACAACGATATTATTGGTGTAGTTACAGAAATGACAGAATCTGATGAAGGCCTTTTGATTAAGGCAAAGATTTCAGAAACAGTTTTGGGAAATGAAACACTTAACCTAGTTAAGGATGGAGCAATCCGTTCATTTTCAGTAGGATTCATTCCAGTAGTGGATGAAAAGAGAGAAAAAACAATAATTCGTAAGAAGGTAAATCTTAAGGAAGTATCCTTAGTTGCATTTCCTGCATACGACAAGGCTGAAGTACTTTCAGTCAGAGAAGAAACCAATCAGGAGGAAATATCCATGGAAAACACAACACCTGATTACACTTCAGCAATTGAGGAAGTTCGTAATCACGCAGAGGAGTTAGAGCGTCGTCTAGATGTTATTGCATCAGAAAAGACAGCCACAACTTCAGCACCACAGTTCCGTTCATACGGAGAGTTTGTTAAGTCTGTAGCAAAGGGCGATGAAGCAGCAATTGCACTTCACCGTGACTTCACAGGAGCAACAACAGCAGATTCAATCATGAAGAACGCTTGGGTTTCAGACACAGTTCGTGTTCTAAACGCAGGTCGTCCAACATTCTCAGTATTCACAGCAGCAGCACTTCCAGCAGATGGAAACAATGTTGAATACCCAATCATTGATTCAAACACACTAGCAGTTGGAGAGCAGGCTGCAGAAGCAGATGTTCTTTCATACGGTAAGTTGACATTGACATCAGCAACAGCACCAATCAAGACATACGGTGGATACACAGATATGTCACGCCAGGTAGTAGAGCGTTCATCAATCAACTATGTTGACACTGCATTCCGTGCAATGGTAGCAAAGTACGCATCAGCAACAAACGCTGCAACTCGTGCTAAGTTGATTGCAGAAGCAGGAAACATCAACACAACAACACTTGCATCATTTGATACAGATGCTGTTATTGAAGCACTTGCTACAGCAGCAATGAAGGTTAACGAAGACACAGGTCGTGCACTTGAGTTCCTTCTTGTATCATCTGACGCATTCATCGATCTTGCAAAGACCGTTGATGCAGCAGGTCGTCCACTACTTTCAAATGTTGGCGCAACAAACAACACATTCGGTTCAATCAACCCAGTAGGCCTAACAGGAACTGTTCTTGGTCTTCCAGTAGTTGTTGACCCATCACTTGCAACAGCATCTATCTACACAGGTGCTCGTGCAGCACTCGTTAACTACGAATCTGCTGGTGCTCCATTCCGTCTAAACGACGAAGAAATCACAAACCTTACAAATTCTTTCTCTGTCTACGGATACCTTGGTATCGCAATGCCAGAGCCAAAGGCACTTGTAAAGATTGGCTAATTAGATTAAATAGGAGAAGAAAATGGACTGGACTGATTTGAAAGCATATGTAGGCTCATCAACTAATGATGATGCTTATGTAGAAGAATGCTGGGAAACTTCAAAGGATTTGGTGGCTTCTTATATCAAGAGTACTAAAGTTCCTGCAGGAGTTTTAAAGCGTTGCTATCTAGAAGTTGGTTCAGAACTTTTTAATCGTAGGAATGCACCAATGGGTGTGTCTCAATATGCAACATATGACGGTGCTCCGTTAAATACTGCTAGGGACCCACTCGTTGGTGTATATCCACTACTTAATAGATACATGGTGAGATTCGCATGAATTTAGGGGCAATAAGAACAGACTTAGAAAGTGCCATCGTTCTTGGTGGTATCTCAAAGGTCTACAAGTATGTACCAGAGAAGCCTAATCCTCTCTGTGCAATTATGGAACCAGATTCTGATTTCATAACTGTATATGAGAATCAGTATGATGCAGACTATGCAAGCAACTGGAAGGTTCTGATTTTAGTTCCATATGCAACAAATGAAACTGAAACAGAAAATCTTGATGACACACTTGACACTCTTATTCCAGCATTATGGGAATACACCACAGCAACAAAACTAACTGTAGACAAACCATTTATTCAAGAAGTAAATGGGGCTAGGTTTTTAGCAACAAACATAAATATTTCAATTGACATAGAAGGAGGAAATTGATATGGCAAGAATTAAAGGCAAATCAATTATCTTTGAAGTTGACGGAACAGAGTACGCAGGTTCAGTAAGTAATGTTACTTTCTCATCTGCAGTAGGTACTTTAGGTTTTGGAGATTACACAGATAGTCTAGATTTCACATGTGCAGTCACTGGTTTCCAGGATGTACAGGCAGTATCACTATGGTCTGAGTTGTTTGACAACCCAGGTGCACCATTGACAATTACATACGCACCACACGGAAATGCAACAGCAACCTCAACACAGCCACACTTCACAGCGACTGGCTATGCTGAGACTGTACCAGATCTTGGTGGAGCAGCAGGAGAATACTTTGTATACGACTTGACTATCATTCTTGATGGCAAGCCAGTACGAGTAGTAGCATAATTAAATAGGTTGCTATGGCAGAAGTAGTTATAACAGGTCTTAAAGAAACAATAAATGCTTTAAATCTTTTTGTAAAAGATGTAGAAGCAAATCAATCTCTGAATAGAGAAATTGGTTCTAAAGTATCTCAAAATGCTTCTGCCTTAGCACCAAAAAGAACAGGGGCTTTATCAAGGTCTGTTGGATTTGAGGCTTCATCAAACAAAGCAACAATTTATGCAGGCAGTGAATCAGTTCCTTATGCTGGAGTAATTGAATATGGTTGGCCACAAAGAAATAGACAGGCAAAACCATATTTGAATCCAGCAGTACAAAACAACATGGGATTCATCATAAAGAAGTACGATGAAGAAATACAAAAGGCAATACAGAAATATAACTTAAACTAACAGGAGGCAATTATGGAACAACAGGACTTAATGTCAACACTCAAGTGGAAAGAACTTGCAGAGGTTGAAGCATATTTAGAAACACCAATGGACGAATGGAATGTCATTGAATCCAAGGCAAAATTAGCATTTGCTATGCAGTATATGGTTGCAAAGCGAAATAACCCATCCCTTACAATGGTAGAAGCAGAAGAAATGACAATTTCACAATTGTCTGAACTCTCAGGGATGGATATGTCTGACCCAAAAGAAGTGACTTCAGCCTAACAGCAATGGCGAGATTCTGTATTGAAACAGGATATACGCCCTCTCAGTTTTGGGAGTTGACATATGAAGAATATGTGGCGATGGTTGAAGAACTTAACAGGAGGAAGTAAATGGCACAACAGATAAAGATTGACATTGTTGCAGATGTCCAAAAACTGCAAAATGGTGTTGATCAGGCTAACAAACAACTGGGTGGGCTTGACGCTTCTGTAAAAAAGGTTCAGGGATTAACTACAGCATTTGCTGGTGTTGCTGTTGCAGCAAAAGGCTTTAGCATTGCTGGTGGATTTATTAATGATGCCACAGATGCAGCATCAAATATGGAAGAAACATTATCTAAGACAAATGTTTTATTTGGTGAGTCATCAGGAGAGTTAGTAAAATTTGCAAACTCTGCTGCTAAAAACTTTGGTCAATCAAAACAACAGGCTCTAGATGCTGCTACAACATTTGCTACATTTGGAAAGGCTGCAGGAATTGCTGGCAATGATCTTGTAGGATTCTCAACAGATTTTGTTGGCTTGGCTTCAGATTTAGCCTCATTTAACAATACAAGTCCTGAGCAGGCAATCAATGCAATTGGCTCAGCCCTTCGTGGTGAATCAGAACCATTAAGAGCATATGGTGTTCTTCTTAATGATGCAACTTTAAAAAATGCAGCACTTGAACTTGGACTTATTGAAACAACAAAAAATGCACTTACACCACAGCAAAAAGTTTTGGCAGCACAAAAGGTTATTTATGAACAGACAACTGCAGCCCAAGGAGACTTTGCCAGAACATCTGATGGTTTAGCAAACTCAACAAGAATTCTTGAAGCAAAACAAGCAGATTTAAATGCAAATCTTGGTAAGACATTCTTGCCCGTTATGAAGCAAGTAAATAATATTATGCAGTTAGCAGTTAATGTTTTTACATCACTTCCTGGACCTGTTCAACAAATCATTGTTGTAGTAGGGCTTGCAATAGCAATACTTGGACCATTTCTTATTCTTGTTAATGCAATTAAAACTGCTACAGTAGCCCTTGAATTAGCAACTTTAGCAAAGGCAGCAGCAGATAAAATAGCAACCGCATCTCAATGGCTATTTAATGCTGCAATGACTGCAAATCCTATTGGAATTGTTATTATTGCAGTAGTAGCATTGATTGCAATCATTGTTCTTCTTGTGAAGAATTGGGATACAGTTACAGAAGTTGTTGGTAAAGTTTGGGATGCAATTAGAAATTTTGCTTCTGATGCATGGAATGCGCTTAAAGGATTTGGAAGTAAGGTATCAGGCTTTATTGATGATATTAAAGATGCATTTAATGCTATTCCAGGAACAATGCTTAGTGTTGGAAAGAATATTGTAACTGGACTTTGGAATGGTATTCAAAGTATGGCATCTTGGCTTAAAAATAAAGTATTTGATTTCTTTGGTGATTTGATTCCAGGATGGGCAAAAAAGATGCTTGGAATTAATTCTCCATCAAAGGTTTTTGCTGCATTTGGTGAAAATATTGTTCAAGGATTAGCACAAGGTATGAATGCTGCAGAAGATATTGCAAAGAATGCAACGCTTAGTTTAGGTAATGCAACAGTAAGTGGTCTTAGTCTTCCATCTATTGCAAAAAGAAATAATGCTGGATCTGTAAATATTACAATCAATGCAGGACTTGGAACTGATCCGTATGCATTGGGAAGAAGCGTAAAGGGTGCGTTAAACACTTACTCTGGAGTATACGGCGGATGAATCTAAGAGATAAAGTAGTTATAAAGTATAGAGATACAAGTTATGCATGGGTTGATGCAACTGATGGTGTTTTGCAACTTGACATTACTCGTGGAATTCCACAATACTTTGGAATGTGGTCACAATGTCAACCAGGACAATTAAGACTTCGTTCACGAAATGTAAACCTTGACCCTGCAAGAAATACAGAGATTGGATTGTATTCTCACATTCGCATTGAAGTTGAAGGAGAAGCAATCTTTACTGGAAAGATTTTTAATACAAGTACAGAATATATGCCAAAAGAAGATTCAGTTGTAACAATTGATGCTTTTGATGAACTTGGCTATTTGTCACAAATTAAATATGGAAACACATCTGTAATCCCTCATGATTACAATGGAAAGAAAATTATTAATCCAATTAACTTTGGAACATTTCTTCAATCTGGAAAATATACTGGACCAACGCAAGCAGGCTTTACAAATGGTGAAGCAATGGGTATTTATGATGATAAGTTTTATGCTCTCCATTATTCAGCAGTTACAATAGATGGAGTACCACGCAGATACTCTTATTTAACTACTATTAACCCTGCAAAATATCCTTTAACTGGTTATGATCTTCTTGGCTCAGATAGTGCTCGTGATATTTATGATTCATTGACACCACCAGCAGGAGAATCAACAGATAGTCTTTGGACATTGCCAGATTGGGATGGAGTTGTTGTATCAAACCCAAACAATTCATCAAGTGATTGCTACGGATCAAGTTCTGCCTATCCATTAAATACAAGTAATTATACAAGTGTAAATCATATGAGTGTGTCAGAACTTGGATCTGCTAATGTCCCCAAAGATGGAATTAACTATAGTCTTCCAAGTGTAGGAAATATAAAGTATGGTTCTAGGTCTTCTGTTCAACATTTACAACATCCACTTTATGGAACTTATGGATTCTGGTTAAAGAATTATGGAAAATCAAATCCAACACAAGTTGATCCTGCAGACTGGGCAGCACTTTATTCAACTGATGATGACAATGCTTATTCGCTATGGTTAAAGTGTGAGCAATCTGAAGCGGGATTTGGATATGTAGATGCATATAATAGATTTAGACATTACAGCAGAGCAGTAATTGATAATGATGTTTGGGCACCTAAAATTACATTTTCTAGTGATGGAACTGGTGTTTCATATAACAGTATTAATGTAACTAATGGTTGGGAATCAGTTGTTAAGGGTGTTCGTATTGATAACCTTTGGAGCAGTAATGTAACAAGTGCATACAATCTTAGAGATTGGGCTGATGGACTTACTGATGATGCAACATACATTAAGGCTGGTGTAACTAATAGAGATGGCTCAACCACATTAAATTATCTTAATCAGTCTGAAATAACAAGTCCTGTTAAAAATTATGATTGGTTAAACTATTCTGCAGCAGAAGTCAAGTATTCTTGGGATAAGTTTGCAAAGACAAATGCTGGTGGATTTAATTACATTTATGATGTTAATACAAGAGACTGGGATGTTGAGAATCTTTCATCAACTTCATACTTCCAGGGTGAGCAAACAGTTAATGGAACAAATCAGTTAACTTTAAGCACAAACTACGCATGGAATATTAATTGTGAGCCTGGTGGATTTGTTC